ATTGTGGTGGAAGTGCTATAGAAGATATTTGTGGTGTATGTGGAGGTACTGGTTGTTATAATAATGATTGTACAACATACCCATATGCATTATTTGGTTGTGATGCTGATTGTGATTTTATTGTTGATTGTGCAGGTATATGCGGTGGAGATTCGATTCTTGATGAATGTGGTATATGTAATGGTAATAATTCAACTTGTTTAGATGAATGTGGTGTAGTTAATGGAGATAATTTAACCTGTTTAGATGAATGTGGAGTAGTTAATGGAGATAATTCAACTTGTGAAGATTGTGCTGGTGAGCCAAACGGAACAGCTACATTAGATTGTGCTGGAATATGTAATGGTCCTAATAATTTTGATGAATGTGGTATATGTGGAGGAACTGGTCCAGACCAATTTTATGATTGTGATGGAAATTGTATAGCTGTAGAAGATTGCTCGGGTGAATGTGGTGGTACTTCTCAGATATGGGTATGTGATGGTGATAATGACCCAACAACAGGTACTTTGCAATGTCCATTTACTGGTACAGGTGGGTGTTCAAAACACAAACACCAAGTTTGTTATGAATTACCTACAGGTGATTGTGATTGTGATGGAAATAAACTAGATTGCGCTGGAGTATGTGGCGGTGATTCTGTAGTTGATGAATGTGGTATATGTGGAGGTCAATGTTCACCAAATTTGAGTATAATAACTGAATGTGTAGAATGCTGTACACTTAATAATGGTGAACCACCATTCAATGTTATTTATACTTGTGATGAATGGGCTCCAGGAAACACTTGTTATAGTTATGATAGTGATGGTAATGGAGTGTGTGATACAAATGAAACCCCTGGTTGTACAGACGCATTAGCCTGTAACTATAATCCAGCCGCTACTCAAGAAAACAATACTTGTACATTTGCAGAAGAAAATTTTAATTGTAGTGGTATTTGTACTATAGAAACAGATTGCTTTGGTGAATGTGGTGGAACTGCTGAATATGATGTCTGTGGTATATGTGATGGCGGTGCAATCCCAGGTGAACCATTTTGTGGGGGGATGCCTGGAGTATCTTGTTGTGATTGTTCAGGTAAACCAGGAAACAATAATTTTATAGATTGTAATGGAGATTGTTTTAGTAATGATTATTTACTTACACATTTTGAAGCAATTGGATTTTGTTATAGTTACGATATGAATCCAGAGTTAGGTCCTATAGAAGGTATATGTTTACCAAATAGTGATGAATATCTTGTAGAATGTGAAGCAATAACAGAATGGTCACTATGCAAGTACTCATCAAATTGTTTTTGGAAAAACGGAATGTGGTGGCATAATCCTAAGGATTATGGTGTACCAGATGACTACGAAGGTCCAGATGGCCAATGGTTCGGTTTTGATAATTTCGGAGTGTGGAAAGATACTATAATACCTTTACCGACAGGACCATTTCCAGATTTTAGATGTGACTTATTCCCAAATTATCAATGCCAACAAGGAGATTGTATAGCAACTGAAGATTTAGATGGTGATGGTTTCCTTGATTATGATTGTGGGTGTCACGATTATGGTAGTAATCCTGAAATTACAAATTGTGAAGTACATACTGGGTGTGGTGCTATAGCTGGTGGCATTTTTAGTTGTAGTGGTGTATCAGGTTGCATACCAAAAGATGAATGTGGAATATGTGGAGGTAATTGTTGGACTGTCGAAAATCCAAATCCTAATTTACCTACTCAAACTGATTGTCCTGAGGATGCTTCTTGTAATGATTGTGGAGGAATTCCAAATGGTGATTCTGGATTAGATGATTGTGGGATATGTTTTTGTGGATATACAGCACCTACAGATGAAGACAATCCAAGAACAACAGTATGTATAGACCCAGATACTTATGTAGGTCTGCATGGTACTGGACCTAATAGTGATAAAGATTGTAATAGTGTATGTTTCGGAACAGATATTATAGATAATTGTGGTAATTGTGATGCTGAAACAGTTCCTAGAGATTATTATCAAGATTGCCAGGGTATATGTCAAACTGCAGCCGTAGACGGATGTGGTATGTATGCGTTATGTGACGCTTCAAGTAATTATAGTGCATTATGTAGTAATGAATGTGGATATGACTATTGTGGTTTATGTAGTGGACCAAATGTCTATGCTGATTGTATTGGTACTGATGCATGTTTAACAGGTATGATAAGTGATACAATTGGAATAGATTGTGCCGGAAGTTGTATATCTTGGGATACATATCAATCAGGTACAGGATATAGTGTATTAGATGATTGTGGTGTATGTATGGCTATAAATAATACGACTTGGAATCTATCGTGTACTGGTTGTACAGATACAGATGCTTGTAATTATAGTGGTGAGGGGTATATTATTGATGACGGAAGTTGTACAACATCTATTTTACCTTGGGGTATGATAGCTGATTCAGTATTCGAATATTATTACACCGAATTAGGTTTTAATAGTACTCCAGGTAACATTGGTCAAGATTGTAATGGTACTTGTAGTGGTTGGAATATATTATCAGAGTGTGGTGTTTGTTATTGTGAATTAAATGACCACCCTATTTATGGTACTGCTCCAATTGGAACAAGTATAATGATGGGAGATTCTAATAATGATGGGACAGTAGGTTTACCAGATATTTTATATATTGTTAGTTATTTACTAGGTAATGTATCGCTATCATCAGCTCAATTAAGAGCTATAGATGTGAATAAAGATGGTAAATGTGATATTACAGATTTTGTAGAAATAATAAAAACCATTAGGAATATTGGTATAAATAGTCGTAAGTTTAGTAGACTTGAAAAATCCCTCATAGATGAGATATATAACACAATGACTTATAATGTAGATGCAAGAGGAAAACAGACAAGATTTGATTTAAGTAATATTAATAGTGTAAATAGAAAATTAATAAACATAGAAAAAAGTTTAAAACATATAATACATACAAGAACAATAAGAGATAATTTATTATTAAATTTCCTAAATGCAAATGACTACAATGGTGAGAATATGATAACTTTAACGGTTGAAGATTTATGTGGAGGTAATGATACTGCAGAACCAGGTGATATAGATGAATGTGGTGTTTGTTTTGGTGATAATTCTACTTGTACTGGTTGTACTGATATAAGTAGTTTAAATTATAGTAGCAGTTATTCAGTACCTTGTAGTGATGGATATGTGATATACCAAGCTCAATGTACCGAAAATGAATTAGTTGGAGAAAATTGTTGTTGTACATATGAAGACCAATCTGTACCTGTAAATACATTTACTGAGGAAATATCAACAATTTTATCAGGTAATCCTGAATTACTTGATATTTATAATAAACTATTAGAGGGAAACGATTCTTGCATTGATATGCTTAACAATATAAACCTACCTCAAGCATCTTATTCAAAAGAAGCTATATGTGGTGTTTTAATTGGTATGGCAGGAGGTCAATACGGGCAATGTGTATATGGGCAAGACACTACTTGTGATGTATTCTGTACAAGTGTATGTGGTGGTTCAATTCCACTTACTCAGCAATGTGGGGATTTAAATCAATGTATTTGTCAATGTATTGATGATACGGGTAACGAGGTATAATAAGTGAAAGATTTAAAACAAGTAATTAAAAGAGAATATCTAAAATGTGTCGATGACCCGATACACTTTATGAGAAAGTATTGCACAATTCAACACCCACAAAGAGGTAAAATAAAATTTAATTTATACCCATTCCAAGAAACAACACTTTCAAGTATTAAAGAGAACAGATATAGTATTATATTAAAATCTCGACAATTAGGTATATCAACACTATCAGCAGGTTATTCTTTATGGACAATGTTATTTCATTCAGATAAAAACATTCTTGTTATTGCAAAAGATAAAGATACTGCTAAGAATCTTGTTACAAAGGTAAGAGTTATGTATGGTGGATTACCATCGTGGTTAAAAACATCAGTTGATGAGGATAATAAACTTTCATTAAGATTTAACAATGGTTCTCAAATAAAAGCAGTAGCTGCAACTGCAGAAGCTGGTCGTTCTGAAGCTCTGTCTTTACTCGTACTTGACGAAGCAGCATTTATTGATAGTATTGAATCTATATGGACAGCGGCACAACAAACACTTGCAACTGGTGGTAGTTGTATTGCTCTTTCTACACCTAATGGTGTGGGTAATTGGTTTCACAAGCAATGGATTGGTGCTGAAGAAGGTACAAATGAATTTGAAACAATCAGATTACATTGGACAGACCACCCTGACAGAAATCAAACTTGGAGAGATAAGCAAAATATTATATTAGGACCATCACAAGCAGCTCAAGAATGTGATGCTGACTTTCTTACTTCTGGACAAAGTGTAGTCGACCCTGTAATTTTACAATGGTATAAAGAAAATTCAGTTAAAGCTCCAATAGAAGAAATAGGTATTGATAGAAATTTTTGGGTATGGGAACAACCTGATTATACAAAAGAATATATAGTGGTTGCTGATGTAGCTCGTGGTGATGCAAGTGATTATTCCGCGTGTCAAGTATTTGAAGTAGATGATTTAAAACAAGTTGCAGAATATAAAGGGCAGTTGGGAACAACAGACTATGGGAATTTCTTAATTGAAGTTGCTACAAAATATAATGATGCTTTATTAGTAGTTGAGAATAACAATGTTGGATGGGCTACAATACAAACTATTATAGATAGAGGATATAAGAATCTATTCTATCAATCAAAAGATTTAAAATATGTAGATGTCCAACATCAGATAACTAATAGATATAGAGCACAAGATAGACAGATGGTTGCAGGATTTGGTACAACAATGAAAACAAAACCATTAGTAATAGCTAAAATGGAAGAATATACAAGAGAAAAATTAGTTAAAATACATTCAAATAGACTTATAGATGAATTATTTGTTTATATTTATCATAATTCAAAAACAGAAGCAATGGACGGATATAATGATGACTTAGTTATGTCATTTGCTATTGCTTTATGGGTAAGAGATACAGCTTTAAGAATAAAAAAAGACAAATCAGAACAACAATGGGCAACGATGAACTCTATGTTAGATGCAAATGGTAAAGAGACTCAAGACTATACTGCAGGATTTCAAAAAGGTAAATCGGGCCATCCACTAAAAAATCCATTTGAGATGGATGTAAATGGTAAAGACAAAGAAGATTTAAGTTGGTTATTAAAATAATAAGAGGTAAAAAATGGCAGACAATGAAAATATATTAACGAGATTAGGAAAATTATTTCAGAGTAATATAGTAGTTAGAAAAAACGATGAGGGAGAGTTAAAAGTAAAAGATTTAGATTTTACTCAAACTGCTCTTACATCAAATTTCGTAGATAGGTATACTAAACTATCAACAAATAATAGTTGGGGTGTTAATTATGCAGGTAGGCAGAACAGAAGAAATGCATATGATATACAACGAAAAGAACTATTTAGAGATTATGAATTAATGGATAGTGACCCTATCATATCTTCTGCTTTAGATATATATTCTGACGAATCTAACATTACTAATGTTGAGGGTGAGATATTAAAAATAAAATCAGATAATCCAAAGGTTGCTAAGATATTACATAACTTATTTTATGATATAATGAATGTAGAGTTTAATTTATGGCCGTGGATTCGGAATATGACTAAATATGGTGATTTCTTTTTACAATTAGATATATTAGATAAATATGGTATTGTAAATGTAAAACCAATATCAGTATACGATGTAGAGAGATTAGAAGACCATGACCCTTCAAATCCACAATTAATACAATATGAAATACAATCAGAAGGTGGTGGGCCTAACACAGATAAACCAGAGTTATTAGAAACATACGAAGTAGCTCACTTTAGAAATTTATCTGATGCTAATTTCTTACCTTATGGTAAATCTATGTTAGAAGGTGCTCGTAAAGTTTGGAAACAATTAACTCTTATGGAAGATGCTATGTTAATTCATAGATTAATGAGGTCTCCAGAAAAAAGAATATTTAAAGTTGACATTGGTAACATTCCACCAAATGAAGTGGATAACTTTATGAATCAAATGATTAATAAAATGAAAAAAACACCCGTTATAGACCAAAAAACAGGTGATTATAATTTAAGATATAATGTAGAGTCAATAACAGAAGATTACTACTTACCTGTTCGTGGTGGTGATAGTGGAACAAATATAGAAACACTAGATGGTTTAAGGAATGAGGGTGCAATTGATGATATAGAATATTTAAAAAATAAATTATTAGCAGCTCTTAAAGTTCCAAAAGCATTCTTGGGATACGAAGAAGGTGTTGGAAGTAAAGCTACATTAGCAGCTGAAGATGTTAGATTTGCTAGAACAATAGAAAGACTACAGAAAATTGTATGTGCTGAATTAGAGAAGATTGCTATTGTACACCTATACACGCAGGGATTTGAAGATGTAGAATTAATTAATTTTAATTTAGAATTAACAAACCCATCTATGATACATATGCAAGAAAAGATGGAATTGTTATCACAACAAGTTGAAGTAGCAAATAATCTAATGGAAAATAAAATTATGTCAAGAGAATGGATATATGAGAATATATTTGATTTAAATGATGGTGATAAAAAAACTATTTTTACTGGTATAATAGAAGACCAAAAACAAAACTTTAGATTCAGTCAAATTGAAGAAGAAGGCAACGACCCTGTTGAATCAGGTGAAAAAGCTGGAGATGATGAAGGTGAGGATGAATTTGCTAGACGAGAAGGATGGGGTGGTGATAGAAGAACTGGTGACGGAGAAATTGATGTCGATACTGGTCGTCATGCTGATGACATAGGGGATGCTATAAGTTACTCAAGAGACCGTTGGGGTAAAAGAGAGTTTAAAGGTAAGTCACCTTTAGCTACATCAAAAGGTTCGACTCTTGTTAAGAGGGAAGGACTTATGGGTGGTCTTCAAAAGAAGTTTGGAAAGAATATTTCCAATAAAAGTATGTTAAATGAAGAAATTGTTTTAAATGATGAAGAAAATGAATAAA